GTTTAGAACATCGAAGGCGGTCGTTGTCAAGGCCCGGAGGATCTTACATGCCAGCCTTGTGAACCATGTGAAGGCCTCAGTTTCACAAAGTAGATTTTATGTGAAACTATGGTTTATGTTCGGCCCATGACACTCCAAGAACTTGCAACAGCGGCCGGGGTCGGCCTGCCTGCCGCGTCCATGGCCCTGAAAAGAAAAGGGATTCCCCACGAGCGCCTGCCTGGTGGGGCCATCTTTTTGAACCCAGCGGACCCGAAGGTCGTGGCCTACATGACCAAGTCCTCGGCCCGGCGCCGGTCGAGCCAAAAAGAAAAGGCGGCCCGGCCCGAAACGGGAATCCCCGTATCGGAACCCAAGCCTGCGCCGCCCCGGCCCGCAGCGCCCAAGGCCTCAGAGCCGACTCCCCCACCAAGTCCCCGCTCCGATCCAAAGCCCACAGAACAGGCCTCCGCCTTCGACCTTGACGACCAGAAGACCGAGCAGCAGATTGAAAAACTCAGGCTCGACAACGAACAGACCCGGAAGGAACTGGTGAAACGGGACGACATCAAGGCCGTCTTCGCCAAGTTCTACGGGGTCCACGCCTCTGAGTTGACCCAACTCCCCACCAAGATCGGGAAGGACTTGGCCCTGCGTTTCGGTCGGTCGGACCCGGAGGCCACGATGATCACCACCGAGGTTATTGACAGGGAGATTTTCCAAAGCCTGGAGACGATCAACCGGATCATGAAGGAGTTCCTTGAAACCCTGGAGGAAATTTCTTGATCAGCGAGGACCGGGCCTTCTTTGCCGAGATGGTGGACCGGATGCCCAGGGTCAGGCCTCCCCATTCTGTCAGCCAGTGGATCGAGGGCCGCCGAGTTCTTCCAGCCGGAACCCCGTTCCCCGGGGTGTGGCGCAACGACCGGACCCCGTACTCGGTGGAGATCCAGGACAACTTCAGCCCCTTCAGCCCCGTCCGTCGAACGATCATCATGAAGGGCGCCCAGATCGGAATGACGGCCGTGGCCGAGAATGTCATCGCGTTTTGGATGTTCGCCAACCCCACGGAAGTCCTTTACGTTTCAGCCACACAGGACCTCCTGGAAAAGTGGGGAACCAAACGCCTTGAGCCTTTGATCGACTCACTGAAAATGCGCGACCGGATGGTGGCCCCGACCGAGGCCACGGGGTCCCGAAGGACAGGGGACAAGACCTTTTCCAAGTCGTTCGTCGGCGGCGCCCTGGACATGGCCAGCGCCCAGTCGGCCCCATCCTTGCGCTCGGATTCCAAGCGCCTCCTGGTCCGCGACGAAATCGACGGCGCCCCGGCGAAGCTCAAAAGTGGGGAAGGAAACTGGCTCGACGTCTCCCAGGCCCGGACGAACGCGTGGGGTGAGCGGGCCAAGATCCTTGACCTGTCCACCCCTGGCACGGAAGAGGCTTCCAACATTGGCCCCGCCTTTGAAGAGGGGGACCAGCGGAAGTGGTTCGTCCCCTGCCCCCACTGCGGAGTTGAGGACCACCTGTCCCTGACCCTGGAAGAATTCGGGCAGCGGTTCGCGGCGGAGCGCAACGACACGGGGGCCATCGTCGGGGTCTACTTGGTCTGCGCCTCCTGCGGGGAGCGGATCCAGGAGACGCACAAACGGGACATGATAGCAAAGGGACACTGGGTCCCCACTGGGTCAGCGGCCCGGCCGACGACCAGGTCGTACCACATCCCCACGGCGATCAGTCTGATGATGTCCTGGCAGGATCTTTTCCTGGAGTACGACAAACTGAAGGACGATCCCACGGGAGTCCGGTCCTTCGTCAACCTCTACCTCGGCTGGCCCTTCCGCGAAATGGGCCGCCGGCCGAAAATCGATAACCTGGTCGAGCGCTCGGGGGCCTACCTCAAGGAGACGGTCCCGCACGGGGTCATCTACCTCACGGCCGGCATCGACGTGCAGAGGGGCAAGGACGCCCGCCTTGAAATGGCAGTTTGGGGCCACGGTCTTGGGTACCGGACTTGGCTGGTGGATTATCGGATCTTCACAGGAGACACCGAAAAAGGGCCCTCCGCCGGGGCGTGGGCGCTCTTGAACAACTGGGCCGCCAACGGGTCGCCGGAGAAGCCGGGGCCAGGCATGGTCTACCAGGGAGCCGACGGCCGCAAGTTCCCAGTCCAGCTCACTTTTATCGACTCCGGCGACGGCAACGTGACGGCAACGGTATACCAGTTCGCCGCCGCATGGAACAACACCCAGGCCATCAAAGGGGAGCAATCCATCCGGTCCCACGAGAAGGACCAGGGGGACAGGGCTGGCAAGGTGTCGGAAATAGGGTACATGCACAGCCAGATCGGAAAATCGGGCCAATTCTTCTACCGCATCGGAACGAACCACTACAAGAGAATCATCTACCGGAACCTTGAGGTCCCCCGGCAAGGCCTTCCCAAGGAAAACCTTCCGCAGCTCCCCCAATTCATGGACTTTCCTTCGGACATTCATCCAGATTTTTTTAAGCAACTCCTGGGCGAAGAACTCCGCGAGGACGGATCCTACCACCCGGTAACCGCGTCCGCCCGGGTCGAAGCCCTGGACTGCACGGTCTACGCCATGGCCGCCGGGGACGTGTGGCTCCATGCCCAGACGAATAAGGCCCGGGAGAACTTCAAGAGGGCCAACCCAACAGTGCCAACGGTGAAGGTCTTGGAAAACATCACCCCATTGGTAAGACTAAAAACATACGCCAATGAGATGGGCCTTCCCCTGGAATAAAAAAACCCCGGCGAGGACGAGTCACCGGGGCCAACCTGGGCCGCGTCAGGAGTAGACAGCCTTGAATGAAGAATGACCCGAGGAGGAGTGGCAACGGGCCTTGATGATTTCCAACCTACCCGAGAACGCCGTCCAGGTCCACCAATAAAGTAAACTTGTAAACTTGTAAACAAAAAAAGTAGAGCCGAATTTTTCCGTCGGGTACGTTCGGCCCATGTCCGACCCGAACACCGGCAACACCAACGGCCTGCAAATGAACTCCCTGCCGCCGACCGTGGCCAGCCGTTACGTCGCCGAGCTCGCGAAGTACAACGCCCGGCTACTGACCCTGGACAACATGCTGGACCGCCTGTCCGCTTCGGGCCTCAAGTCCTACGAGTTCCGCTCTGGCGATGGACAACAGAAGGGCGAGCGGTGGAGCCTCAAAGAGGTGAACGACGCCATCACCTACACCGAGGGCCGGATCCGGTTCCTGGAGCAGAGGGTCTACGGTCGCGGCCTAATGGTCGGAAGACTGAGGCGCCGGTAATGGGAATCTTCGACCGGTTCAACGGGAAACGGACGGCCCAGCGTGAGGCCCAGATCCGAAAGGAAGTCCAGGCCGAGGCCGACAACCGCTACGCGAAGTTTGCCTCCGATGTCCGCAACAGCATGCGCGCCAAGTTCGGGGCCAGCACCCCAGGAATCTACACCCCCGGCTGGAGCCGGTCCGATGGTTCCAAGTGGGCCGGAGGAATGGGGACGGCCTCCCCAGGCCTGGTCCGCAACAACTGGCAGACCCGCAACCAGGCCCGCGACCTTGTCGAGGATTCGGTCCAGGCCAAGGCCATGGTCCACCGCTTCGCCGACACAGTAGTCGATTCAGGCCTGGCCCTTGACCCTGAACCCAAAGCCGAGTTCCTGGGCATCACGCCCGACGAGGCCGAGAAGTGGGGCCGAAACGTCGCCCACCAGTTCGCCCTCTGGGCCGGACAAAAAAAGCAGAACCGCTCTGGACTGCACAACTTTTACCAACTCCAGCACATGCTCCAGGTCTACATCGAACGGGACAACGACACCTTCCTTCGCCTGTTCTACAGCCCCGACAAGAAGCTCTTGAACCCTCTCCAATTCGAGATCCTGGACACCAACCAAATCAGGGGCGACGCCATCAGCTCGACCCTCTTGGTGGGCCGGTACTCTGACGGGATCCTCCGAAACCCCGACGGCACCGAGGCCACCTACCAGGTTTGGGTCCAGGGGCAGGACGGCACCTACCAGAACGTGGACATCCCGAAGTTCACCCCCCAGGGCCTTCCCCAAATGCTCCACGGTTTTCAGTCCGATTACGCCGGCCAGGGTCGCGG